TGATGATCAAGCCCGCCCCCGTGCCTCCCCCCGTCATCGCCCCGCCCGCCCCGGCCAAGCCCCTCGCCCCCAAGAAGCCAGCCGTCAAGCAGGCGGCAGCTCCCGAGACCTTCGAGTCTCAGGTGGTGAAGCTGGTGAACACCGAGCGACTGTCACGGGGGTTGTCCCCACTCCGCGTGGACCCAACCCTGATGGCAGCCGCAAGCGGGTGGAGCAGGAACCAAGCCGCTCGACGAAGGATGTATCACAGCAAGATGGGGTATGGAGAGAACGTGGCGTATGGCCAGACCACTCCACGGGACGTTCATGTGACATGGATGAACAGCCGTGGTCACCGTGCCAACATCCTGAACCCGAAGTACAGTGCAATTGGTGTGGGGCTCGCTTACAATGGCGGCGTACCCTACTGGACTCAGTCGTTCAAGTAACCCTCTGGAAAGGACTCCGATCGTGAAAAACTTCCCCGCTCTCGCCTGGACCCTGGTCCTCGCCCTCCTCTGCGTCCTCACCTGCAACGCCGCCCAGGCTGGTAACTGCCACGGGGACACCTCCGTCAAGCAGTCCGTCCGGGTCGGCACCACGGTGCAGGCCGACGAGTCTGTTACCATCCCGGCCGACGAGGCTGTGACGGTGAACGAGTCGGTGGTCGTGGAAGCTCCCGGCACCGTGCGTGTCCAGGAGCGTGTCTCGGCCCCCAATGTCACCGTGAACGAGCAGGTGATCGTCGGTGGCCCCGGGGGTGCCGCCTGTGTCGGTGGTGATTGCCCGCCTGTTGGTGTGCATACCGCCCGCAAGGATGCCCGGATCGTCAAGCGGGCCACCGTGGCTGAAGCGAAGAACGGACGAAAGGCAGGCCGGTTTGCCCGAAAGTCCTACAACGCCCAGCACGAGGCCATGAACGACGCGGCCGTCAAGCGGATCTATTCCTCGAACTGACGACCAACGCAACACGGGGGCCTGTCTTGGGACTCCACATCCCGGGGCAGGCCCCCGGTGCATAGGGGCTCACCAATGTCAGACACCATTCGGGCTCTCCTCAAGGACCGTCAGCAAGGCGGCCTGCCAGACGCCAAGTCCCTGTTTGCCAGGGCGGCAGAAGAATCCCAGCGAAGCCCAATCCCGCTGGACGAGAGGATGATCGAGGATCTGTACAAGGCCATGTTCGGGCCAACCATGGCAAGCCAGATCGTGGACGCTTACCAGGGGTACCAGCAGGATTCAAACCTGCTTGCCTTGGTCGGCGGCAAGCAGCCCAATCAGAACCCCATGGTCAAGACCGTTACCCAGCTCGACAGGTGACCGATGAGCGACGGCGACGAAGAGATCCGCCCGGTCAAGCAGTGTTCCCAGTGCGACCGGGTGCTGCCCGCTGACCGAAAGCACTTCGTCTGCGTCCCTGGATGCACCACTTCTTTCCAGTCCGTCTGCCGGAAGTGCCGGGCAGCAAACAAGCGGAAAGCCGAGCTGGCCAAGATCGAGGCCAAGGCGGTTGACACCTTCGTCAAGAGAACCATCTCTGGCGGGGCAAACATCCCGCATACGGCCGAGCTGCTCGAAGCCATGATGGTGAACTTCGGCGGCGTGAACGGGTTCGCCTCTCTGGCCATGAAGCAGTATTGGGACGCTGCCCCAGGCTCCAGGATCAGGTCTCAGGTCCTGGAAATGGTGACCAAGCTGGCCACCCAGAACACCGAGCAAGGCGGGGCCCGGAAGCCGATCAGCCTTTACACCGAGGACGAGCTGGAAGCGGAGATCGACCAGCGGATCCAAAACGCCATTTCCCTCCAACAGCGACCGAGGATCATCGATGTCCACCCCGAATCCGCCGGTCTCAAGCAGCCCCCAGGGCACGACGCCCCAGTCGAGTCAGAGCATCTCGGGGTTCCAGCTCGACGAGCTGCGGAGCTTGCAGATCGAATTGGCCGAGAGGCGGATGGAGTCCCTTCGCCTCTACCAGCCTACGCCGAAGCAGTGGGACTTCCACCGGGACATGGCCAGTGAAATCCTGGTGATCGGGGGGAATCGTTCCGGCAAATCCCTCTGCACTTTCATCGAGGACGCATGGGCCGCCACAGGTACCCACCCCATCGAAGGCAAGTACCCAAAAGAGGGCGGGAATCTCGTCATCGTCGGTGCCAACTGGAAGCACATCGGGCTGGTGGTCGTGCCTTACCTGTTCAAGGCCGGGGCCTTCAAGATCATCAAGGACAAGACCACCGGGAAGTGGCGGGCGTTCAACCCGGCTTTGCTCGGGGACCTAGAGCGGGAAAAGCAGGCCAAGCCAGCCCCGCCGCTGATTCCACCCCGAATGATCAAGTCGATGTCCTGGCTCCTCAAGTCGGCCGGGTACTTGAACTCCTGCGAGCTGGTCAACGGGTGGACGATCTACTGCTTCTCATCCGAAGGTGATCCACCCCAGGGCTTCCAAGCCGACAGGGTACACATCGACGAGGATATCAATAACGAGCAGTGGGTCCCAGAAATGCAGGCCAGACTTGCAGACCGAAAGGGAAGGTTTGCCTGGTCTGCCATGCCCCACTCCAGGAATGATGCCTTGATGGTACTCAAGGAGCGGGCCGACAAAGCCGAGGAGACCGGCAGCAACGACATTCGGAGATACGTCCTCCGCTTCCTGGACAACCCGCACATCGACGAGAACGAAAAGCGGAAGGCAATCGAGCGTTGGGCCGCCGCCGGGGAAGACGTCCTCAGGCAGCGATCCGAGGGTGAGTTCAACATCGACTCGGTCAAGGTCTACCCGTCGTTCTCCATGTCCATTCACGGGTACGACAGGGCAAAGCTCCCGAACGGCACGGTCCCAGACGACTGGTGCCGGTTTGCCGTGGTTGACCCCGGGCACTCTGTGACAGCCGTGCTGTTTGCGGCCATCCCCCCAGATGAGTCGATGGTCTTGGTGTACGACGAGCTGTACATCAGACACGCCAACGCCATCATTTTCGGCCAGGAGTTCCTGAAGAAAGCCAGCGGATCCAAGTTTCACGCCTTTCTCATCGACGCTCACGGTGGCCGCATCACAGACATCGGCTCGGGAAGGTCTGCTCAGGATCAGTACACCGAGGAGATGGTGAAGCACAACATCCGCTCGAAGACTACGGGGGCGAGCTTTATCCCCGGAGCTGACGATGTTCAGTCGGGACTCCAGGCCGTCCGCAACCTCTTGCACATCCGCCCTGACGGGGCCCCCAAGCTCAGGTTTCTCCGCGACTCCGTCCCGAACATGGAGCGCGAGATGAAGATGTACAAGAAGAAGTGCGCTTACGTCGCCGGTGTCACGGTCGTTACCGACGAGCCCAACAAGCGGGGCGACTTCCACCTCGTGGACTGCCTTCGGTACCTGTGTGCTTACGAGCCTCGGTACCACGCCCCCGAAAAGGGAACCGCAGAAGAGCCGTGGTGGCTCAAGTGGAAGAAGGAGAAGGACAAGCAGAAGAACCAAAGCGGAGCTGTATACCTGACTCCCAACTCATACACCCAGACATGGGTTGCTTGAAAGACGGTTTGCGACTGCACGGCCTCCTGTCAAGCTGCCGCCACAAGGAGACCCGCACATGAGCCAGCAATTTGAACTTCCCGAACTGACGGTCGGTGATCTTGTCCTGTACCACGACAACCCCCTCCACCCCGACACCCGGACGGCTTCGATGGGGTGGGTCAGCCGCAGGCCCGGAAACTCTACGGTCAACATCCTGATCTGGGCCGAAGACGCTGGCTTCGTGGAAAAGCCGAGCGTTCGCCACGCCGACGACCCGTTCTGGAGAGAGAGCGAGATGTCCGGTGCCTGGTCGAAGTGGGGTGCGTTCACCCTTCACCCGAACACCGAGGCTCTGAAGGAAATCAGGACCCTTCTCACCAAGATGAAGCTGGAGCAGGCCTCCAGGACCCCCTCCAAGAAGACCACCGAGAGCTGATCCATGGACGGCTTGAACCTCTCCACCGATGCGTCGATGTCAGACGGCGGCCTTCCAGAGCTTCCCGGGGACGAAATCTCCACGAAGCTCATGGAGGACGCCCTTCGGTCCATCTCCAAGGGGTGGATGGAGAAGATCAACCTGGCTCTCGACCACAAGCGGCCGTTCACCGAGGACGCCACTGAGGCCCGCAACTTCTTTGACGGGGCGGGCGACTGGTTCTGGGGCGATCGGGGCACACCCGGCAGCAGCCCGGCGTACTCCAAGATGGCCCCGCCAAGCTTCCGAATGTGCGTCAACAAGGCGTTCGAGGCCGTGAAGCTGTTTGGCTCTGTGATCTATGCCCGGAATCCTGTGAGGACGGTTACCCCCAGGTCTTTCCCTGTGGTTTCTCCGATCTCTCTGGGCATTGATCCATCAGCACCGCCCCCGGTGGACCCGATGACGGGGATGCCGATGGTCGATCCGATGACCGGCATGCCTGCCCAAGACCCCAGGATCCAGCAGTTCATCGACACCTCCAACGTCGTGGCCATGGAGGAGGAGAAACGGAAAGGCATTTCCGAGCTTGTCCAGGGCTATCTCAACTACACCCCCGTGGAGCTGAACCTCAAGGAACACTCCCGGAAGGTGGTGGATGAGGCGATCATCACCGGCCTCGGGGTGTGGTGGACAGAAATGGTCCAGCTCAAGGCTGGCGAAGGGCAGACGTTCGGGATGGTCGGCAGCTTCTATGACTCCTGCGACAACATCGTCTGGGACCCCGACGCCGACGAGCAGGAGGACATCCTTTGGTGTGCCCGGCGGTGCGTTCACCCAGTTGATCAGGTTGCCGCCCAGTACGGACTCAACCGAGAAGACCTGAAGGGGCACCTGGAGTCTTACGTCGCTCGGTCCCAGGACAAGAACCTGGACTACAAGACCAAGAAGCGAAACGGCAAGACCAACGACCTGATTGTCTACTGGAAGATCTACAGCAAGACCGGGTTTGGCCATACCCTCAAGGGGGCCAGCAAGGAGTTCAAGGGGCTCTTCGACTCCCTGGGCGACACCTGCTACATCGTCGTGGCCGAGGGGGTCGATTTCCCCCTCAACGCCCCCAAGCAGCTCGCCATGGAGCCGCCCTCCCCCGAGACGGGCCTCCCCGAGCTGATGTTCACCCAAACCCGGTGGCCAATTCCGTTTTCGACGGAGATCAACGGCTGGCCGTTCACGCCGCTCCAGTTCCACAGGAAGCCCGGGTACTCCTACCCGATCAGCCACCTGAAGCCCGGGATGCCCGAGCTGAAGTTCATCAACTGGGGCATGAGCTTCCTGGCCACCCGGATCATGGTGTCCTGCAAGACCACCGTTGCCGTGAGCAAGGCGGCCGATCAAGACATCAAGGACCAGCTCCTGAAGCACGAGCAGGGTGGCTTCTCTCTGGTCGAGCTGTCCGAAAGCCTCGGCCGGTCGGTCAACGACATCATCTCGGTCCTCCAGCTCCCTGACCTGTCGCCGCAGTTTTTCCAGGTGATGCAGGCGGTCATGGAGATGTTTGACAAGAGGGTTGGCCTGACCGAACTGGTGTACGGCATGACCAGAAACCAGTTCAGAAGTGCAGCAGAGGCGCAGGTCAAGTCTGAACAGATAAGCGTAAGACCTGACGACATGGCAAACGTCCTGGAAGATGCCATGAGTACACTCGCCAGGAAAGAAGCCCTGGCTGCCCGGTGGCTCTTGGAAGGGAAGGACGTCGTCCCCGTACTCGGCCCGCTTGGAGCAGAGGTGTGGGACTCTGCCGTCCGGACCCTTGACGTTGACTCGTCTGCCAGGGAGTTCGAGTACAGGATCGAAGCTGGATCTGCCAGGAAGCCGAACAAAGCTGGCAAGGTCGAGCAGATGCAGATGGCCATGCAGACCGTTGGGCCGATGGCCCAGCAGCTTGTCAGCATGGGCAACGTCTCGGTCTGGAATGCCCTGCTCACCGACTGGGCCAAGTCGCTCGACATCGACCCCAAGCCATACCTCCTCCCGGAACCGCCGCCGCCGCCTCCCGGTGACCCCAGCCAGCCTACTCCACCTGGCCCAGAGGGTACCTCTCCCCCGGTCGAAGGCGGCGGCGGCCCTCCTCCAGAACAGGGCCCCCCCATGGACCCTGACCAAGTTCCACCGGAGCTGATGCCATGATGATGCCCATCTCGATCGCCCTGGCTGACAAGGACGTCCAGGATCACTACGTCCGCATGATCGAAGACGGGCAGACCCCGGCTTTCGCTGAAATGTGCGCCCTTCAGCAGCCTCCGGGAACCAAAGGCACCGACCGGGCGTTCCAGCAGGGCAGGCTCGACGGCAACTGGCTGGACGACATGCCAGTCCACCAGGCCCAGAGAATCGTCCGGGAGGCCAAGGCCGCTGGCATCGACATCTCGGGCAAGCAGTACGTCTCCGGACTGGCCGACAAGCGTGGCCACATGGATCCGCTTGCTTGGGTCTCGGACACATCCGACGTCAAGAAGGTCGCCCAGGCTCGAAACCTAACTGTGTCCGGCGCTGTCAATCACCAGGGGCATGAACAAGCCCCCAAGAAGAAAGCGCTGAGCAAGAGCCTGGAGAAAAGGCTGGCGAAAGAGGAGATGGCCAAGAACCCCAGGCTTGGCCGCAGGGAAGCCGGTGAAGTGGTAAGGGAAAAGTACCTGCCGTCGTGGAAAAAACGGGCGTGACCATTGCGGGCTAGGGGGGCCATGAACCAGTAGGAGCCCTTCTTTAGCCCGAGGTCACCATGCCCAAGATGGAACGCAACGCCGGGGTCATGCCGGTCAAAATCACCTCGGATGTCTCCACCTCCCAGGTGATCCCCTTCCACGCTTCGGCTGGCGGGATCCTGATCGCTGAGTCTGGCTCCGGGACCGTCCAGTGGTCCTGCCTGGTCGAGCCGGGCGGCACCCCGTTCCCCCTGTACGACGAAGAGGGGAACAGAGCCGAGACCCTCATAACTGAGGGTAACGCCGTTGCCCTCCCTGGGTGCGTCTACTCCGTCTCCTACCTCGTCGGTGAGGGAGCGGACATCGAAGGCTACATCTGTGCGAGCGGCTGATGCCCCACTCCCAAATCACCCTCACCAACAAGAGGAAGAAGGCATCGGGACCACCGAAGCCGCCGCCTGCTGCTGTCACCCACCGAATCCTCCAAGAGGACGGGTTCAAGCTCCTCACCGAAGCCGGTGACCCCCTTCGCAAAGAGCAGAGTACCTGACCATGCCCGACCAGAAAATCTCAGCTCTGTCAGCAGGAACGGTCACCGACTCCACCCTTTTCCCGGTGGTGAACGGGGCCGTCACGCAGCGGGTCACCGCCAAGCAGGTGGCCGACCACATCGGCAAGACTCCCGGCCCCCAAGGACCGGCGGGTGCTGCTGGCCCTGCTGGTGCCGATGGTCCTCCCGGCCCTCCGGGGGCTGCCGGTCTTCCCG